CGACAGCTTTGTGCGTGGTCTGATGGGGCCAGTCGGCTCTGGCAAGACATTCGGTTCCTTAGCGGAAGTGATGTTGAGGGCTGTGAAACAGGAACCATCGCCGATAGATGGGATCAGATATACTCGATTTGCAGTTATCAGGAACAGCTACCCAGAGTTACGCACGACCACGATTAAGACGTGGCAAGAGTTATTTCCTGAGAATGTTTGGGGGCCGATGCGCTGGTCGCCGCCGATCACCCATCACATCAAGCTGCCGCCGCGCGATGGCGCGGCTGGGCTTGATTGTGAGGTGATCTTTTTGGCGTTGGATCAGCCACGCGATGTGCGGAAACTTTTATCTTTGGAATTGACCGGCGGCTTCATAGATGAGGCTCGTGAACTCCCGAAGGCGGTGGTTGATGGATTGACGTCGCGTGTCGGTCGTTACCCGACGCGGGCGAATGCGGGCTGCACTTGGCGCGGCGTGTGGATGAGTACAAACCCAATGGATAGCGATCACTGGTGGCACCAGTTGGCTGAGAAGAACCCCATTCGCGGAAAGTATCCTTGGAAATTTTACAAGCAGCCCGGCGGTGTGGTCGAGGGTACGAAAGAACATGAGAACGCAATATTTGCGGCTGATAAATACTGGATCAATAACCCGAAGGCCGAGAATACGAATAATCTGCCGCCCGGCTATTACGAGCAGCAGTTAGCCGGTAAGAGCATTGACTGGATACAATGCTACGCTGGGGCGCAATATGTGTTTGTGCAGGACGGCAAGCCTGTCTGGCATGAGTTTTCTGATAGCCTGATGTCGGCTGACGTGCGCATCGAGGAAGGCTGGCCGGTGCATATCGGGCTTGACTTTGGTTTGACCCCCGCGGCTGTGTTTGGGCAGAAGATGCAGAATGGGCGGTGGCACGTCGTGCATGAGCTTGTTGCGTTTGATATGGGCTTGGAAAGGTTTTGCCATCACTTGCTGGCTGACATACAGCAGCACTTTCCAAAGTCGGACGTGCTGATCTGGGGCGATCCGGCGGGCGTCAAGCGTGACGAGATATTTGAGGTCACGGCGTTTGAGCATTTGCGCACGATGGGGCTTCACGCTAGGCCGACCAGCACCAACGATTTTATGGTGCGACGCGAGGCTGGGGCTATGCCGATGAATAGGCTGATCGACGGCAAGCCGGGGCTTTTGGTTAATCGCTCTTGCGCCAAGGTGCGTAAGTCGCTGGCTGGCGGGTATCATTTCAAGCGTATGGCCGTCGGGTCTGGGCAGGAACGGTTCCGCGATGTGCCGAATAAAAACCAGCACTCGCACGTTGGCGATGCGTTTGGCTATTTGATGCTTGGCGCTGGCGAGGTGCGGAACATCACGCGCAACAGCCAGTTCAGCAAGCAGTTTAAGCAGGCCACAGCCAATATGGATTTTAGCATATTCTAATGTGGCAGCGCGAAATAACAAACAATCGTCAGGTTCAGATTGTGCCGTTTCACTGGGCGCACCCCTACGCAATGGATTTGCGCGAGTTTGACAAGCGGGCGTTTGACAATATTCCGAATTATCAGGATATGCTAAAGGCGTTTCAAGCCGAGGGCGGCGCTTGTACTGCCTTGTGGCGCGGCAAGATCGTCGCCTGTTGGGGTTGCAATAATATGTGGCCGGGCGTCTCAGAGGCTTGGTTAATAACATCTGTAGAAATAGTATCACTGGCTTCTACATTGACTAGAGCAACTATTAGATATTTCGATAAGATTGCTACAGAAGATCAATTAAAAAGATTGCAAATCACTGTCGACGTGGAAAACGAGCTTGCGATGCGCTGGGCAAAGATGTTAAAATTCACGCCAGAAGGCGTCATGCGCAAATATGGTGCGGGCGGTATAGATCACATGATGTTCGCAAGGATTTATGAATGAGCAATCTTTTCAAACCTAAAATGCCAGCGATGCCAAAGCCGGAGCAAGTCGCGCCAGAGGTGACTGAAGCACAGAAACGGCAAGAGGAACGCCTTGATGCACAAGAGCAATTGCAGTCAAGGCAGCTTGCGGCGCGTCAACGCGCACGGCGTATGGGCGGCACTCGTATGCTGCTGTCAAGCATTCGCGGCGGTACAGCCGAAGATCAATCAACATTAGGATAGGTGTTATGGGTTCAGCAAAAAAAATGATTAAAAAAGTTGGCAAGGCTGTCGGTGTTGGCGGCGGTCAAAAAGCAGCCGATACTGTTGCTATGGCTGAAATTGCCACCGACACATCTGTCAAAAGCATGACCGACGAATTGTCTGCTGCGCAAGATCAAACAAAGGCGCAAACTGGCGCAGCCGCAGCAAGAAAGAAACGCGGCGGCAGAGTAGGTCAGCGCGGTTTGCTTTACGCCAGCCGTTTGGGTGGACGTGGCGGCGGTCGGGGTGATACTCAAGACACGCTTGGGTCAGCCTAGTGCCGCTGGCTAAAGGCAAATCCAAGAAAGCCGTAAGCAAAAATATATCTATGTTGCGGCGCGAAGGCAGACCATTGAAGCAAGCTATCGCCATTGCAATGCAAGAGGCGGGAAAGGTGAAAAAAAATGGGTAAGAAAAAAGGCAAGGGTTACGGCAAGTAATGGAAAAGAAAAAAGAGGTTTGGGATAAAGACCGGCCAAAGGGCTTGGGTAAGCCGAAAGGTTTAAGCCCAGCACAGAAGCGCAAGGCTATGCGGGCGGCAGCAAAGGCTGGGCGTCCATACCCAAACCTCGTTGATAACATGAGGGCAGCGCGTGGCTAAAACACCAGCTTGGCAACGGTCTGAGGGCAAGAACCCATCCGGCGGCTTGAACGCCAAAGGCAGGGCTTCAGCTAAAGCCGAGGGCATGAACCTAAAAGCGCCAGTCAAGTCTGGCGACAATCCGCGCCGCGCATCATTCTTGGCGCGTATGGGCGGGATGCCGGGGCCGGAATATAAGAACGGCGAACCAACGCGCCTGCTCTTGTCGCTTCGCGCTTGGGGCGCAAGCTCCAAGGCAGACGCCAAGAAAAAAGCGGCAGCTATAAGCAAAAGGAACGAAGCCAGTGCATAGTGTTGAAGATATCCTAAAGCGTCACGACGTGGCGCAGCGTCGCAAAGATAACTGGCGTCAGATTTATGAAGATTGCTACGAGTTCGGCTTGCCGCAACGCAATCTTTACGATGGCTACTATGAGGGTGGCGGCTCTCCGGGGCAAAATAAAATGGTGCGCGTGTTCGACAGTACCGCCATCAATGCGACGCAGCGCTTTGCGAACCGCATCCAGTCTGGCCTGTTCCCACCTTACGCGCCGTGGTGCCGCCTAGAGCCGGGGCCAGATATCCCAGAGGATCGCCGCATTGAGGCGCAGATTGCGCTGGATATGTATGCCGACACAATGTTCAGCGTGTTGCGCCAGTCTAACTTTGACTTGGCTATGGGCGAGTTCTTGCTTGATCTGGCGGTTGGCACCGCTTGTATGCTGGTGCAGCCCGGCGATGATTTGACGCCAATCCGCTTTACTGCCGTGCCGCAGTACCTTGTCAGCATTGAGGAAGGTGCGCACGGCAAGGTCGATAATGTTTACCGGCGTATGCGCATGAAGGGCGAGGCCATCAACCAGCATTGGGCTGACGCTGAAATCCCGCCACGTTTGCAGCGCATGATTGACGACAAGCCGACAGAAGAAATTGAGCTTGTCGAGGCAACCTTGTATGACCCAGAGGAAGGCGACTATTGCTATCACGTCATCTGGGCTGAAGGCAAAGAAGGCTTGCTAATGCGCCGCATGAAATCGTCGCCTTGGATTGTGGCGCGTTATATGAAGGTCGCCGGTGAGGTTTACGGTCGCGGGCCGCTTGTGACAGCTATTCCTGACATCAAGACGCTAAACAAAACGCTAGAGTTGCTGCTGAAAAATGCCAGCTTGTCTATTGCCGGCGTTTACACGGCGGCTGACGATGGCGTCCTAAACCCGCAGGCAATTCGCATTGCGCCGGGTGCAATTATCCCTGTTGCGCGTAACGGCGGGCCGTCAGGCGAGAGCTTGCGGATGTTGCCGCGCTCTGGTGATTTCAACGTGTCGCAGATCATCATCAATGACTTGCGCATGAACGTAAAAAAGATTTTGCTCGACGACACACTGCCGCCAGATAATATGTCAGCCCGGTCAGCCACAGAAATTGCAGAACGTATGAAAGAGTTGGCACAGAACCTTGGGTCTGCCTTTGGCCGTCTGATCACTGAGACTATGGTGCCGCTGATTAGCCGCATCCTATATGTGATGGATGAGCGCGGCATGATTGAGATGCCACTGCGCGTCAATGGGCTAGAGGTAAAGGTAACGCCGGTCAGCCCAATTGCGCAGGCTCAGAATATGGGCGACATCGAGAAAATTATGCAGTGGGTGCAAATGTCGTCAGCCCTTGGCCCAGAGGGTCAGATGGCTGTCAAGACTGGCAGCATTGCAGACTATGTTGCTGACAAGCTCGGCATTCCGGCGAGCCTACGCACTACGCCAGAGGAACGCGCCGAGATGATGCAGCAGGCAATGGAAGCCGCCCAGATGGCGGCGCAAGCAGAGGCGGGCGAAATGCCACAAGGTGAGGCACCGCCAGAAGGGGTGTAGTATGAACGCGACAGGGTGGGAAGGTCTACAAAACGTAGACCCGACAATTGCAGAAAAACAGCAGGTAGATAAAGACGACGTTGATCGTCTGTATTTGCGCGTATTCGCCAGTGACGATGGGGCAAAGCTGCTCACTCATCTAAGGTCACTGACGATAGAGCAGCCAACGTGGTATCCCGGCGAGGATGCTTCACACGGTTATGCTAGGGAAGGCCAGAATAGTCTGGTCAGAGAAATTGAGCGGCGCATGAAAAGAGCGAGATCACTATGAACGAAACTGATGGCCTGCTGGCCGATGCTCAAATTGAGAGCGACGATAACCAGCAGCAAGCAGAAGAAACAATCTCACACATCAAACCTGATAATGAGACGGTTGCAAGTGATGCAGTTGCATCTGAAGAGGCTGATGCCCGGCCAGAGTGGTTGCCGGAAAAATTTAATCAGCCGGAAGATTTGGCAAATGCCTATGCTGAATTGCAAAAGAAATTTAGCCAAGGCAAGCACAAAGCCCCAGAGGAATATGATGATAGCGTATTTAAAGAGGCAGGCATCCCAGAGGATGACGAGCTTTACGCTACATACAAGGATTGGGCTAAAGAGAATGGCGTAAGCCAAGCAGCCTTTGAAGAGCTTGCCAGCAAGTTCATCTCAATGGCTGGCGATGAGGCAGAGGCCGCAGAGATTTCGTATAAGGAAGAATACGAAAAGCTCGGCAAAAACGCCGACGTTGTTATTAAGTCGATGACAGACTGGGCGTCGGGGCTGGTTCGCAAGGGCGTCTGGTCAGCGGATGACTTTGAAGAGTTCCGCATTATGGGTGGCACGGCGCAAGGCATGAAAGCCTTGCAAAAGGTTCGCAATTACTACGGCGACAAAACCATCCCTGTTGATGTCGGGCCTGCCGCTGGTGCGCCGTCAAAAGATGAATTGATGTCAATGGTCGGAAAGCCAGAATATCAGACCGACCCGGCGTATCGTGCCAAGGTTGAAAAGCTCTTTGAGCAAGCCTACGGTAACGATGAATATTCAACAATCTAACCAATTGCGAGGGTTGTTTACAGCCCTCGCTTTTTCTTATACAATCCCTATTGACAGATACCCGCTTTGCGGCCTGTTTGACCCGCTTGGGGGCGTAGCGTATATGCCCAAGCCGCAGCCCTTTTAGGATACCTGTTTGGCGTTAAATCGTGCTTTAACTTTTACAAAAGGAATAGAGAAATGGCTGTAGGCGTTTCAAATGCGTTTGTGCAGCTCTTCGATGCAGAGGTCAAACAAGCCTATGCCGCTCAACGCGCCCTTGCTGGCGTAGTGCGTGAGCGGACAAATGTCGAAGGCTCACAGGTCAAGTTCCCAAAAATCGGTAAGGGAACCGCGACCATTCGCGTACCACAGACAGACGTAACACCTCTGAATGTGTCGTACTCACAAGTAACCGCAACAATGTCAGACTACATTGCTGCTGAATACTCAGACATCTTTTCACAGCAGAAAATCAACTTTGATGAGCGTCGTGAATTGGTGCAGGTAGTGTCAGGTGCAATCGGGCGTCGTATGGATCAGCTAGTGATTGATGCGCTGTCTGGCTCTGGTACAGCATTGACTGTTGCTACAACAGTTGGTGGCGCGGGTACAAACATGAACCTTGCTAAGTTGCTTGAGGCTAAAGAGCTTCTCGACACTGGCAACGTACCAGCACAGGATCGCTGTATGCTGATCCACGCATCAGGTCTGGCTGCATTGCTTGACGACACCAAGATCGCATCTAGCGATTACGCTGCCGTTAAAGCTCTTGTTCAAGGCCAGCTTGATACCTTCCTTGGCTTTAAGTTCATCACAATTGGCGACCGCGACGAAGGCGGCCTGCCAAAGCCATCAACCCGCACCTGCTTTGCATTCCATAAAGATGCAGTCGGTATGGGCATTGGCATGAACCAAAAGACTGAAATCAACTATGTCGCTGAAAAAACGAGCTTTTTGGTAGCTTCAATGTTCTCTGCTGGTGCAGTAGCCATTGACGCCGAAGGTATCGTTGCCATCAGCGCAACTGAATAGAAGGAGTTTAGACAATGGCTTTCTCTTCAGCAGGTTGGAACGTGATCGGTGCAGCTAAAAAAGGCAACGCACCATCAATGTACACTTACACATCAGCAGACGCGATTGCGACTGTGAACACAGCGGGATATTTCAATGATCTGTCAGACACTCTGGCAGTCGGCGACATCATCTTCGTTCACGACAGCGCGACACCAACACTGTCAATTGTGATGGTGGCGTCAAACGCTTCTGGTGTGGTCGACGTGACCGATGGCACAGCCATCAGCATGACCGACACAGACTAATAATAGTGGGGCGGCGCAAGCCGCCCCATTTCCCCATTTTGGAGTGGCGTAATGGCGCAGGGCGATACCAAACTATCTATATGTTCCGAGGCTCTGATCATGCTGGGCGCTGCCCCGCTTTCATCGTTTGCGACTGGCACCGATGAAGCACAAATCGCTGACCGTCTTTATGACGACGTGCGCGACACCCTCTTAATGCAATATGCTTATTCTTGGTCAGTCAAAAAAGTCAGGCTTGCGCAGCTTGCCGGTACGCCGATCAACGAATGGAAATACACTTACGCTTTGCCCGGCGACATCCTTGGAAACCCAAAGGCTGTATTTAACACAGGCGCAATTGGTGCGCTGCCGGTGCGTGACTTTGAGGTTTACAGCCTAGGTCTTTACACAAATTACGAAGATGTCTGGATTGATTACCAGTTTCGCCCAGAGCCAGCTATTTTCCCGCCATACTTTGTGCGGCTGCTAAAGATGGCGCTCGCGGCAGAATTTGCCGAGCCTATCACTGATCAGATTACCAAGGCTGATTATTACCACACGAAGGCATATGGTGCGCCAGCAGAAAATATGCGCGGCGGTCTGGTGCGCGTTGCCATTAACATTGACGGCGCTGACCGACCAGCACAGCAAATACAAGAGTTCCCGATTTCAGACATAAGGTACTAACATGAGCCGCATCATTCAGATACAGAATGATTTTACGGCTGGTGAGCTTGATCCAAAGCTGCGGGCGCGTACTGATATCAGCCAATATAAATCTGGCCTATCAACAGCCAGAAATGTCAGCATCCAGCCGCAAGGCGGCGCAAAGCGTCGTGACGGCACAAAGTTTGTTGCCGAGCTAGACAGCGGCGCGGCTGATGCAGTGCGGATGGTGTCGTTTGAGTTCAGCGTCTCCGACAGTTATATGCTGGTATTTACGCCCGGCAAAATGTATGTGTTCAAAAACGGCGCACAAATCACAAACATCAATGGCAGCGGCAATGACTATTTGACGATTGCCAGCCTGACTAGCGCAATCTTGCCGCAAATGAACTGGGTGCAATCCGCTGACACTGTGATTGTCGTGCATGAGGATTTGGAGCCAGTCAGGATTTTGCGCGGTGCAACAGACAGCGATTGGACGGCCAGCACAATCACGTTTAGCTTTGTGCCTAAATATGCCTTTGATATCGACACGCACATCCCGGCTTACAATATTACACCGAGCGCAACATCAGGAAACATAACGCTAACCGCGTCTGCCGTCACGACTGACACCGGCACAGCGCAGGCTGGTGGCGCTAATACAATTACGCTAAAAGCGGCCACTAGCTACACAACAGACGATGCGCCTAATGGTATGTTTATTCAGATAACAGGTGGCACCGGCTCTGGTCAGGTGCGGCACGTTGAGGATTACGTTGCGGCGACCAAGGTGCTGACAGTGTTCCCGGCTTGGACGACCCAGCCCGATGCGACTAGCCAATATAATGTTCACGCTTTTGGCACAGCTATGGTTGATGAGTTTGTCGTGGCTTTGAATGGTTTTGGCCGTGCGCGTATTACTCAGTATGTCAGCGCCACCGAGGTTAAGGCTTACGTTGAAATACCATTCTTTGACACCAGCACAATCAATGCCGGAGATTTTGAGACAGAACACGGTTACGAGGATGTGTGGTCATCGACACGCGGCTGGCCGCGCAGCGTCACATTTCACGAAGGTCGCTTATATTTTGGCGGCAGCAAGCAGCGTCCATCAACTATCTGGGGTTCGCGGGTTTCTGACTTTTTCAACTTTGATAAGGGCGAGAGCCTCGATGATGCGGCTGTTGAGGCGACGCTGGACACTGGCACATTTAACGCCATTGTTGATATTTACTCTGGCCGTCACTTGCAGATATTTACAACCGGCGCTGAGTTTTATGTGCCGCAAACGCTAGACACGCCGATCACACCAACAAATCTGATCGTCAAACAACAGACTGCATTTGGCGCAAAGGCCGGGCTGCGGTTGCAGAACGTGGACGGCTCAACGCTGTTTATTCAGCGTCAGGGCAAGGCAATCCAAGAGTTTATCTTTAGTGACGCGGTGCAGGCTTACACGTCGTCAAAGATATCCTTGCTCTCATCGCATTTGTTAAAGACACCAGAAGAAATGGCGGTGCGCGTCGCAACGTCAACCGATGAAGGCGACCGCCTGATGCTGGTAAATGGCGACGACGGCAGCATTGCCTGCTATACATTGCTACGCAGCCAGAACGTCATTGCGCCGTCAGAGTGGACAACCGATGGCGAGTTTATAAATATCGGCGTTGACGTTGATGATATTTACACTGTTGTAAAGCGAACTATTGTGCCTTACGCCACGGCCACAATTACTGTGACTGACGCAACAAACATAGCTAATGGCGAAACTGTTGTCCTAACCGACAACGCCGGTACGTCAACAACATTTACTGCGGTAACTGCCGCGCCAGCAAACGCGCTAGAGTTTCAAGTTGGCGGCGCACTGACTAATGATCAAGTTGCAGACAATTTGGCAGCGGCCATCAATTCGGTTGCTGGGTACTACGCGCCAAACCCCGCTGCTAATGTTGTCAGTATTACGCGCACAACCGCTGGCGGCAGCAATTTAACAATTACATCAAGTGACGCGGTGAGGCTAACCGACGTTGATTTTGTAATTGGCGCGACTGATAGATACTACGTTGAGGTGTTTGATACAGACGCATTGCTGGATTGCTCTGTTGTTGGCGGCGCGGCATCGTCTGTTAACATGAGCCACCTAGAGGGTGAAACTGTTAAGATAATCCGCGACGGCATCATTGAGCCTGACCAAACTGTAGGGATTAGCCCATTCACAGTGACATTTGCCACAGCGGCCTCTACAAGCCATCAGGTTGGCCTTAACTTCACGCCAGAGGTAAAGACACTGCCAGTTGAGCCAAACCTGCCCAGCGGCTCCCTAAAGGGCTTTAAGAAGCGTATCTTTGAGGTAAACGCCGAATTGTTTGAGACGCAATCGCTGACGATTGATGGCAAGCTGATACCGTTTCGGCAGTTCGGCACAGGCGTATTTGGCAGTGCCGTGCCGGAGTACACAGGCATCAAGACATTGCACGGCATTTTAGGGTATACTTACGATGGGCAAATAACAATCGGCCAAGAGGTTCCACTAAAGATGACCCTGCTTGGTATTGATTACAAAATTAGTGTAGGGCAATAAGATGAGCGGATTATTTGCAGGGCCAGCCGCAAAAAAAGAAGCAGAGGCTTTAGTCAACCAAGCTGCTTTTACTAGAGTGCAGGCTAGGTCAGAGGTTCTTAAATACAAGCAGCAAGCCGTCGCTGTGATGGATAACATTCTGGCAACACAGGCAACCATCAACGCCCGCGCTGGCGCTGGCGGCATTGAGGCAAGCAGCGGCAGCGCAAGGGCGCTTGCCTTATATGCTCAGAAAAAAGGCGCTACTGAAATCTACAGCAGCCGCGATGGACAGATTATTGCGTTTGGAACTGGTGAGGCGCAAGCAATGCAATATGGTCTGCAAGCACAGGCCGGATTAAAACGCGCACAGGCCGAGGCTTTTGGCGCTGTATTGGATATCGGCTTTAAAGTCGCAACTTTAGGATAGGGCAAAATGGCAGAGCTACCCAGATATCGCCCATTAGGGGTTGCAATACCAACCGTGCCAAACGTCGACTTTGTGTCGGCTGGTCGTGCGCAGGGCGACGTTTATCGCAGCATTGGCAAAAGCGTCGATGTTATGGTTGATTATGTTTACAAAAGACAAGTCGCACAAACCAAGCGCGAGGCGGCAAAGTACGCATTTGAGAACCCGGTAACGGCACAACAAATCCAAGACGCAATTTCGCAGGGTCGTGACATTGAAGAAATTGTTGGCGATCCAGATACGATATTTGGCGCGGTGACGACTGCGACTGCCGCCCAGCAGCTTACGACTGAGCTTGAAATTAGAGCCAACAAAAAAATAGCAGAATATAACGCTGCAATTAAGAGCGGCGGCTTATACAGCAATGAGCAAATAACTGAAATGCGCCGTGATTTAACGTCAATGATTGACGCTCACAGCGAACTTATTGCTGGGGTCGATCCAGCCCAAGCCCTAAAATACAACGCTGCGGCAAATACAAGTGCATCAACCGTTTACAAGTCTGCTCTTGAAGCGCAAATGTCTATCAATAAAGCGGTTAAGATTGCTGCCGCTGATGAGTTTATGGAGACGCTACCAGAGCGAGCAAAAGACATTTTAACAAAAAAAGACGCTGACCTTGAGAGCCGTCTTGGTGAGTTGACTGTTTTGGCGCGATCAGCCAATGACGTTGTTATCAGCACAGGCGATCTTGTTTATGCCAAGGCTCAATCTTCAGCAATTCAGAAAGTGATTACAGATGTTCAAGTTGGTGTCTTGACTGATCACGTTATCAATTTGCCGCAAGACAAAAGGCTCCGCGCTTTGCGTAGTGGCGATATGGGTGATTTGACGCCATTGTATAATATGTTGGATAGCAAACAGCAGGCTGAGTTTAGGTCAGGTGTGAGAGCAGAACTAGCTGCGCGGCAAACCACTGACGACCAAATTGAAAAAGATGGTCTGAAAATAAATAAAAAATCAGCAACAGTTCAAGCCTTGGCGTTTGCTGAAGCGCCCGAAGGTTCTCAAGAAGAGAGATTTGCCTTAGATGGTTTGCAGCAAATTGCAATTGACAGCAACGGCGATGCGATTAGCGCACAAGGTATATTGGCTCTAAAGAAAGCCAAAACCGCAGCGGCAGCAGAAGAGACGCCAAACTATGTTGCAGAGTTCCGCATCAAACAAATGATTAACGCAGAGCAAATAACAACATTTGATGAATTGCAAACAGAAGCCGCCGCGCTTGGTGTTGGCCCAAAAGCAACCTTGGGTCTTGTTCCATATTTAGACAGCACAACAAAAGAAACACGCAGAGAGGTTGACCGCGAGGCAAAGGCACACGCAGCAATCGTGCCGGGTATGCTTAATGTTTCAAAGAAAAAAGCCGAGCGCCACAATCGCTTTGTCAATGCGGTAGAGAACAGGTTTGCTGACGCTATGGATGCGTGGGAAGAAAACCCAGATCGGCGCTTGCAGGACAAACCTGTGATAGCAAAAATAGCAAAAGAGTACCGCAAGGAATTGTTGCAAAGCGAACATCAAAAAAAGATTGACACAACTGTTGCTGGGCTGGCGAGCAAATATCCAAACTTAGATATTACAGAAAATTCAGAATATGATTATTTTGCCACTAATAGAGTTGCGCTTGGATTGTCCACTGATGATTTAAAAAACATAAAACGAAAGTTAGGATTTATAGAGCAACAGGCTTTGCTTAGAGACGAGATAAGATAATGGATGAATTTGAAGAAATGCACGATCATCAAGGAGCCGCATTAGCGTTCCTTCAGACATTCTCGCCGCAAGACCTTGCGCAGCCTGCGCCTGCTGAACCATTGTTTGTGCCGTCAGAAACAGATGCGCCTGCGCCGTCAAAGCCAAAATACACTGAAGATCAATTGAAGCTGATGCCTGAGTGGATTGAAACATCAAAGAAGATGTTTGAGGTTATGAATGATGGGCAGCGGTTCATTGGGTCTGACAAGCAGGCCGCATCATATGGCCTTGATCTTATGTCTGAGTTTAACTGGAATATGGCTGGCCCCGCTGGCATCCCCGGCGAAAGCGGTATCAGCGTTCCCGGCTTTGGTGTGCAAGTTTACAATCTCATGTCAGAGAGCGCCGGGCCAGACGCGGCTAATGGCTTTTTAAATATGCTGGACATATACGCCGACACCAAAACAGAAGGCGCGACAATCAAACGCGCCTTTCGTGGTTTGGCGGCTGACCCGCTAACATACGCAACGCCGGTTGGCAGCTTGTATTCACTTGGCGCAAAAGCTATGGCGCGTAAAACAGCAACGACCGGCCTGCGTAATATGTTGATGTCGACAGCAAAGGCTGCTGGCTTTGTCGGTGAAAAAGCTATGACTGCGCCGGGCAAGACAGGTATGGCTGCTGGCGCGGGCTATGGTATGGGCTTTGAAGGTGGCCTGATGGGCGTTGAGACAGCCGCCGGTGATCAGCCTACCTTGGCCGAGGCAGCAACTCGCTTGGCCGTTTCTGGCACTGTTGGGTCTGCTGTCGGTGGTACGCTTAGTAAGGCTTTTGTCGGTGGCGCAACTGAAGCTGCGCCGGCTATTGCGCGTGGCATTGATCAGGCCGGACAAGCCGCTGAGGCGCGTATGGCAGAGCGTGGGCCTATTACTGATCGTGTTATGTCTGGCGCTGATCCTATGGAAGTGATTGATCCGGCTTTGGCTGCGGCTGGTAAGTTGGTTAGGCAAAAGCCAGAAGAGACGCAAGCAGCAAAAGCGGCCGCGCCATCAATTGGTGATTTAGAGGCCGCGACAATTGCTAGTAAAGCGGCAAATACAGAGCAGGCAACGGCAGTGGCAGCAGAAGCTGAAAGGGTTATAAATCGTTTCCCAGAAAGCGACGGTTGGGTGAAACCACAAGTTATGACTGAAAGTGCAACGCCGCCATTTGAGGTAAAGAAAGACGGCTCTATTGATGTTAATTTTAAGAAAATTCCATATGCTTATCACATACCGCCAGAAGGCGTAACTCCAGATCAGCATAAAACGACACTTGTTGGTAAAATGATTGATGACGTGCAGGCACTGGTTAATAGAGCAAAGTCAGGTGACAAAGCAGCAAAAGCAATCTTAAAAGAAGCCACTTGGTATCGCACTATGCGTACAAGGTTGCGCCAAGAATATGGCGGTCTTGGTGACGTTTTTGCTGATCTTTTAGGAGCTACATCTGCAAACACTGGCGTTCAGATGAACTATGAAAATGCGCTTATTATATTACGAAAATTTTCTCGTGGTGATTACGATGATGCTATTAAATTGTATCAAGACCGTCTTGATGCTGGGTTGAGTGTATCTAGCAAAGACATTACAAAACTGCACAAAGACCCAGAAAACCCATTCCACCTTATTGTCAAGGATAATGACAAATTATTTGGCGCAAACAGCCCCGCTGCCACTGCGGCGCTGCTCGATATGTTTAGGCAAGTAAAAGCCGGGAAAGCGCCAAAGACAATTAATTTTACTGGTAATTTAATTGGATATGGTTTTGACGCAACTATTGATGTTTGGGCGGCCAGATACCTTAGAGATGCGGCTGGTTTACCGCGCATTCCAACTGTGGCAGAGCAAGGCGTCACAGGAACACACGGCACAAAAAGCACATTAGAAGCCCCAGTTGTTGGTGGTGAATTTGGTTTTGGTCAGCAGGTGTTTGCTGATGCGCGTGATGCAATTAATCAATCCGGGATCATTAAAAGCTACGATAAAAAGTTGGGCGATCTTGGCGCAGACGATTTACAAGCTGTTATTTGGTTTGCTGAAAAAGAAAAATGGACGAATAAAGGTTGGACATCAAAAGCTGGCGAGGGTGGGTCGTTTGACTATGAGGCCGGGCTGGCTGGCTCTTCTAACCCAGAACGTGTAAAAGAATTGCGCTCTATCATTGGGTCAATAAACACAACGCCAAAAGACAGAAAAGCGGCCAGAGATGAATTAAAAACACTGGCTGGCTCTGCTGAAAGATACAGCGCCGGGGTGTCAATGGAGCGTCCGGGGCAGGTGCCTACTAACGTGCAACAGGCGCAATTAGCTGAAGAGATTACGGCACCACTAAAAGCAGATGACACTGTGCTTGGTTATCAGGCGAACAATAGCCTTGGCGAATTTGCCGGGGAAACTGAACGCGCATTAAATTATGAGATTGTTGCGCGTAGCAATTTTAACCCGGAGCCAGCAACAAAAGCCCTTGTTGAGGCTGGGCGCAAATACGATCAGGACGCTGTGTTTATGTCGAAAGTGGTTAAAGCCGGTACGCCAAACGCACGGCCCGGCATCGAGGTTTATTTTGTTAAAAAACAAGATGAGGCGTTTACTCAAAAAATTACAGAGATATTGCGTAAATATGGAATTGATGGCTTTACGTTTGTAACCGACAACAGGGTTGCAGATAAGCCAGCGGCTCAAATAGAAACTGGCGCAAAAACTGCTGGCCTTACTGGTGTAAGAATGCAATATGTGCCTGAGTTTGATGATGCGTTTGATGCAACAAATGCAGATCAAATTTACAAGCAAAAAGCAAAACAGTATCGTAAAGCAATGCGTGACATATTAAAGCTACAGGATATTAGTTATGCGGATGTTACTTACTATGATACAAAGGTTTACAAAAACACCGACAGACCGGGTGCGGAATGGATAAACGGAGGCATTAGTTATGATGAGTACCTTGCAGGAAATCCTTGAAGAGGAACTAGCTGACGGCGCAACAGATGATGATCCTGTTGTGCAACAATTGCGGCGGCAGATTGCCGCTGAAGAAAACGGAAAAACGTCAGAGGAATTGTATATCACAGGCTCTGTGAAAAAAGGATAAACTATGGCGCGTGATCTCAGCGAAGAAATGGATGAAATGGCAAAGGCTCAACAGATGGAAGCAATTTCATTTGCTGCGCCTGATGAGGTCACGACCGAGCAGCAGGATTTAGCGCCTGTCACGCCAGAAGAGATTATACAGCTTAACAACCCAGTATCATTGCCAGATGAGCCGGTGCAAGTTGCTAGCTTATTTGACGATGCGGTTACTGGCGCGGCTGCATTTATTAAGCGCAGAACTGCTGAGGCTGAAAAGCGTGTCACTGCAAAGATCCCAGAAAAAGATGTGCAAGTAATCGGCGGCAGCACAGTTATACGTCAAGCCAACCAAGAAGATATTGACGCGCTTGAGGGCGTTCTGAATATCACTTTTGAAAAGGGCTTGAACCTTCCAGCAATTATGAATGCGTCTGGCGATTTTGACCTTGCCGGTTATATGGCGAATGTCAAAGAGCTAAACAAAGATTTGTTTGAACGCGCTCGACGCGGCACGATAAATTATAACTCAATGCTAGAACTGGCAGAGCAGCAAGGCGCAGATCAGGTGCTGAAGAAATGGCTCACACGTCAGCCCGGCAGGGGCGATGTGGCTGAGGACGTTCTGGCCGGTTTGATATTGGCGCGAGATCTAACGCGCAAAACGCAAGAGGCTTTTGAGTTCGCTGCTGATGCAACTGATCCAGAGATGCGCCGAAAATTATTTGCTGATGCCGCCCAGTACCTCACAATGGAATTTGCGATGTACTCAAACCTATCAGGCGCTGTTAGTGAAAGCGCCAGATTGATGCGGGCGATGCAGCAAGCGCAAACAGTGGGCATTGATTTGCGCCGCGCTGATGAGCTGCTAAACATATTAGAAAACGAAGGCGTTAATATTGAGCATCTTGGCAGCTTGTATTTGTCACTGCCAAACCCAGCCGCAAAAACAAAGCTAGTTAGAGGCATTATGCAACGTGGCGGCGATGTCCTGACTGAGATATTTATCAATTCAATTTTGTCGAACCCAGTCACACACGCCGTAAACATTGCTGGCAACTCAGTGTTTATGATCAGCAAGGGCGTTGAAGAAATGGTTGCCGGGGCTATTGGCAGCACTGGCGTAAATAGAATTAGGCCCGGCGGCGTTGACCCAAGAGATAGAGCCTATGCGCGTGATGGCCTGATTAGGCTTGAAACAATTGGCACTAGCTTTATTGACGCACTTGTTGTATCAGGTAAGGCTTTTATAAAAGAAGAGGCTAGTGACTTTACTAGCAAAATTGATGTTAAGAATAAACGCGCTATTGGCGACACTGGTGACGTGGTCGAGATCTACAAGCAGATCAAAGACGGCAATGTTATGGCTGGGGCTTTAAACACTTTTGGAACCTACATTCGTATGTCTGGCCGGTTTATGCTGGCAGAGGATGAGTTTTTTAAAGCAATGGCCTACCGCACGTCAATTAAGCAGCAAGCCCGCCAGCGCCAGTATGATTTTTACGACCGGCTGGTGGAAGGCGGCACACCTAAATCCGAGGCGTCAGACTTGGCTGCTGCTGAGTACGTTAGAGCGCTTGAAAACCCAGACCAAAAAGCAATGGAAACAGCGCGTGATGCAGCAAAAGTATTGACATTCCAAGGCGATTTGGGCGGCTTTGCTGGTGAGATGCAGGGCTTTATGTCGCATCCCGCTGTTAAATTGTTTGGTGCGCCGTTCTTTAAAACGCCGGTCAATGTTATGAACGCCGTTGCAGAAAGATCACCCTTAGCGCTTTTATACCCCGATATCCGCAGGTCATTACTTGCTGGTGGCCGTGAAGCCGACACAGCCTTAGCAAAGATTATGACTGGGTCTGCTCTAATGGTTGGCTTTGCGTGGATGGGCGGCGGGCTGCACACGCCTGACAACAACATAATTATTATGGGGGCTGGCCCGACAAACCCCCAAGCGCGTCAGGCTATGGAGCGCCTTCGCCTCTATCCACACACTGTTAATTTTAAAATGGATGATGGCACATATCGCGGCGTAACTTACTCGCGCCTCGACCCGCTATCAGGCTTGCTGGCTATGTCGGCTGACTATGCGTATTACGCGCAGTATGAGGATGATAACGGCACACTAGAAAATTTAACAACAGCCGCCGCGCTTGGTTTGTATAACTACGCAATGCAGCAGCCATTCTTGGATGGCGTGTCAGACCTAGCCCGGATCTTAAATAACGCAGATCCTAAGTTGGCTTTTGAAGAGGCGCAGTCGTTCTTTGCTGAAAGAGCGACCACAGCCGGGCTGCAAATTATCCCAACTGTATCAGCTTTGGGGGCTGGCGTTGAGCGTGTTATGGATCCAACGGCATCAAGCACACTGTTGCCGGGCGAGGGGTTCTTTGGTGAAGACCCAACATTGCTCAACCCTGCGGCTAGGGGCTTTTACACAGCAATCCAAAAAGCCAAGGCGCGGCATCCTATGTTTAGTGCAGATGTACCGCCATCCCTAAATTTATGGGGCGAGGTTCGCACACAAGGTAACGGCGCTGGCTGGGAAATGTGGTCGCCTATCAGGATTATGGACGCAAAATATGAAGGGCTTGACCGGGAAATGATGGAGCTTGGTGATGGCTTGTCGATGCCGAGCAAGCGCATCAGTGGTGTTATTCTTAATAACGAGCAATACAATTCGTTGATCTACGCGCTGAACCAGCCAGATCCTTCATTGCCTATGTTAAAAGACGCGCTGTCAGATTTGTTGTATTCGCCAATTTATGACCAGCTAGAAACTAAAGAGGACAAGCTAGACGCGATGAAAGCAATTTATAACAAGTATTCCAGCGCGGCTCGCAAGATCATAATGGTTCAATACCCAGAACTGCGAGAGCGGGTAGCGGAAAATCAGTAAATGGTGTATTATTCACGGCAGAATGTGAGGCATTAAATGGCAGATTACAATATCAACGCAATTACACGACGTGTCGTGTTTACCGGGTCAGCGGGTGTTGGGCCGTATGCCTTTTCGTTTGAGGTGCTTGATCAAAACGATGTAGCCGTTTATTTCAACACCACATCGCTGACACTAACAACAGACTACACCGTGACCATCAACGCCAATGGCACTGGATCAGTCACCCTTGTAACTGGGTCGGGTGTTCCGACAACACCAACGGCATCAGACACTGTTATTATTATCGGTGCCAGAGACATTGAGCGCGTCACAGACTTTGTTACAGCCGGTGACTTGCTTGCGTCTAGCCTTAATGAACAGCTTGATGCTTTGACAATTATTAACCAGCAGTTAGCCGAAGAAGGTCAGCGCTCAATGCGAGCGCCTGTTTATGACCCGGCACTGGTGGCTGACGGCGGCACACTTGACATGACCTTGCCCGCCAAGGCTGATCGCGTTGACGCGGTTCTGGCATTTGACACTGATGGCAACCCGACCAAAGGGCCAACGGTGTCTGGAATTACAACTGTGACAGACTTGGCCGCTGACATTGCTACACTGGCTGACATTGAAGATGGCACTGTAGCCACTGACGCTATTAGCAATACAGCCGCTATTGCTTCTGATGTGACGACTGTTGGCGGTATTGCGTCTAACGTAACCACAGTAGCAGGGATTTCTGCTGACGTTACTACTGTTGCTAATAATGTTTCAGGCGTTAATTCGTTTGCTCAAAAGTATCGCATTGGAGCATCAGACCCAACAACAAGCCTTGATGAAGGTGATTTGTTTTACAATACCACATCAGACGAATTAAAGGTTTACAACGGAACGGCTTGGGAAACAGGAGTGCAAGGTGCTTCTGGATTATTGTCTTTAACTGGCGGCACGATGACAGGAAACATTGCTTTTTCTGGAAGTCAAACCTTTGATGGTCGTGATCTTTCGGCAGACGGTACTAAATTGGACGGTATCGAAAGCAATGCGACTGCCGATCAAACTGGTGCAGAAATTAAAGCTCTCTATGAAACAGAAGCTAATGCTTTTACCGATGCACAATTTACCAAACTGGCCGGAATTGAAACGTCAGCAACAGCAGACCAAACAGCATCAGAAATTCGTGCATTGGTTGAAAGTGCAAGTGATAGCAACGTGTTCACTGATGCTGACCATACTAAGCTAAACGGCATTGCTACTGGGGCGACAGTTTACAGCGATAACAATGTTGACGCTCATTTAAACACATCAACAGCGTCAGCAAGTGAAGTTCTTAGTTGGAATGGGTCTGACTATGACTGGATTAGCTCTGGAACTAAACTTTTTGACGAAAGTTATGATGGTACTTCAACACTTCCATCCGCAACAGGTACAAATTCTGTCGCCGTTGGGGTTGAGGCAGAAGCCGATAGTTTACAAGCATCAGCTTTTGGGTTTGGGGCATTAGCAAAAGGTAGTTATTCTTTAGCCCTTGGTACATCTTATGCTGGTGGCGCAAACAGCGTTGCAATAGGAATTGGAGATAATAACGCGGCTTGGGGGGCGGAGGACACTGCACAATACGGTATCGCTATTGGTTGGCGAGCTTATAGTAAAGCTTATAATAGTATTTCGATTGGTAGCGACTCAAGGGCATCTGGAAATAATAGCATCTCCCTAGGAACAAGTGCAGACGCACAAAAGAGTGCATCTGTCGCAATTGGTCATTCAGCAGATGCTGATGTTGTTGGAAAGTTTGCTTATTCTAATCGTTCTAACACTTCATCTAATCGTGCTCAAGGTGGTTATTATATTTTAGACAAAACTACCACTGACGCAACACCTACTCTCATCCCCAACGCTCCTTCAGTGCTGTTAAATTCTGCGACAAGTTTCTCTGGTACAATTATCGCTAGAGAAAGCGCGGCGGCTGGTAGCGATTATGCTAGTTGGGAAATTAAAGGCGCAATGTTGAAAAATGGTGCAGGAACTTGTGTTCTAGGCAACGGCATTGTTAATAAAATTTACGCAACATCAGGTGCGTCTACTTGGGCAGTTTCTCTTTCGGCGGATGCTTATGGGTCAAATTTAAAAATACAGGTTACTGGACAAGCCAGCACTAACATACTCTGGGTTGCAACCGTTAACACATCGGAGGTTACATACGCGTAATGGGAAAAATTGAACTAGACCACACAGGCTCCGGCAGCGGTGTTACGTTAAGCTCTGACGGTACTAACTTATTATTAGATGGCTCTGCTATTGGCGGTGCTGGTGGCGGCGGTGATTTGCTGGCTGCCAACAATTTATCTGATTTAGATAATGCAGCAACAGCAAGAACCAATTTAGGACTAGGCACTGCGGCAACAACCGCAGCTTCGGCCTACGCCACGGCGGCTCAAGGAGCAACGGCTGATGCTGCGTTGCCACGCACTGGCGGTGCAATGACTGGTGCTATTACTACAAACAGCACTTTTGATGGTCGTGATGTGGCTACAGATGGTGCCAAGCTCGATGGCATAGAAGCCGGAGCTACTGCTGACCAAACTGGCGCAGAAATCAAGACTGCTTATGAAGCAGAAGCAAATGCGTTTACAGATGCACAGTTTACCAAACTAGCTGGCATTGAGGCTGGAGCGACTGCTGATCAAAGTGATGCTGAAATCAAAACCGCTTATGAAAATAACAGCAACACTAACGCCTTTACAGATGCAGACCATACAAAGCTCGATGGCATTGCAGCAGGCGCAAATAACTATGTCCACCCAAACCACACTGGCGAAGTCACCAGCACAGCCGATGGCGCAACGGTTATTGCTGATAATGTTGTTGATGAAGCTAATCTCAAAGTATCTAATGCCCCAACCAATGGTTACTTTTTATCAGCGCAATCTGGTGCGGCTGGTGGTTTAACGTGGGCTGCTGTATCTGGCGGCGGCGGTGCTTGGAATTTAATCAGCACAACAACAGTTACAAGCACTGTAAGCACAGTGGATTTTACATCAATCGGTTCATATAATAAATATGTTCTGAAATGGGATTGCACGATGAACGCCACTGCCATTGTAAAAATACAGATTTATGACAATGGCACTCTTGTAACGTCAAGCGATTATGTAATGCTTCGCGGTGCGTTTGCTTCATACTTGGCGGTTCAAACAACCTTTTCTGGAATACTCACAAGTGCTGGATTAAACAAACAAATTGGTCAGCTAGAAATCAGCGCAGTAGAACCTCGATTGCCTTTTAAAATGGAGACTGCTGGCATTTCAGGGACAGGCGACAATGGCGAAAGAACTTTCACGGCGGGCGCATTGAAATCGACATATTCATTGACTTCTTTTACGGGTCTAAGGTTTGGAACCACTGGTAGCAATAATATTGATACTGGTCGATTTTCTTTGTACGGCTTGAGCCAGTAGGGGTTTTGATATGAATAAAATGGTTAATGGCGTTCTTGTTGAGATGACCGATGCAGAAATTGCAACGGCAAATGCTGAACGAGATGATTACATAAACAATCTGTTGCCAATTGATGTTCGTAACCAGCGTGACAGGTTACTTGCTGAGACAGACTGGATGGCTTTGAGTGATGTTACTATGTCTAATGCTTGGACTGCCTATCGACAAGCATTGCGTGATATTCCAGCACAAGCTGGGTTTCCTTTTAGCGTAACTTGGCCGACTAAGCCGGAGTAAAACTATGAACGAAGAAAACAAAGTCATTCTGGATGTTGCTGCTGGCACCGGCACGTTTGCGGCCTATATGGCTATGGTGCCGGATTTTGTGGCTTTGTTTACCGGGATTTGGGTCTTGATACGCATCATTGAAACCGATAGCGTCAAAGTCATAATCAAAAAGCTACAAGGTCGTGTTTAAAGCAATCGTACTTGCTTGCTCTTTAAGCGCCCCACAAAACTGCATTGAGCTACATGATTTTCGCGGGCCTTGGCCGTCCTATGAGGCTTGTGTCGAGCGAGTGTATGAGATGGCAGAGGACGTTGGTAAGTTGCCCGGCGACTTTCTCGCCAAGTCTTACAAGTGCCTGCCACTCAGGAAAGGAATGCTGTCCTAATGGAGCCTATCAGTACAGCCCTAATGGCCGTTAGCGCCGCGTCAAATGCCATAGCTTTTATCAAGGCTAGGGTTAATGACGTGCAATCTGTGGCTGATTTGTCGGAGCAAATAGGCACGTTATTCTCGGCACAGAAAAAACTAAACGAGGAGCGCAACAAGCAAGCAGGCGTTGGAGACATTAGTTTTAAGGGTTCAATTGACGCAGTGCTTGAGGCGAAGCGGCTTAATGAGGAAATGCAGCAAATCGCCACAATGATAAATATGCGTTGGCCGAAACCAGCCGATCAGCCGTCGACTTGGCAAGAGATCATCAACCACCACAACAAGGCTTTGCGCGAACAGAAAGAGGCTCGATTAAAAGCTCAGAGAGAGGCCGCTATAGCGCATGACGAAGCTATTGAGAACATGAAAATCGGACTAGCTATTTTGGTTTTGACGGTTGTTGTGATAGGTTTGTTCATCGCGGTGATGGTGTCGAGTGCTGGAGCTATAGGGCTTAGATGAGTGAAACAACGACCGGGCTGATTGGTGAATATCTGGCCGCAGCCGCAATATTGAGCCTCGGCTGGCGCGTCTCAATGGCACAGCAAGATAAAATAGATATGGTGGCTTGGAATGGTCAAAATTGGGTCAGGGTGCAGGCAAAGGCTGCGAGTCTATTGGGCGATAAAGATGGTCGATCTCCGCGTCACCATTTTAATCTGGGCCACGGAAGTAAAAAGAAAAAACTACCCACGAAAGATGATTATGATGTTCTCTGCCTTGTTTCCCCCAATGCCCGCCGGTGCCTGTTCATGCCGATTACGGCTGTACGGCAATACAGTCTGCGCCTGCGTGAGTCGGTTTTCACGGCTGAGGCAGAAAGT